CGGCCTAAGCTCAAGGTCGGGCGGAGGTAGTCCGCAAGGAGGTGCTGAATGAAAGCTATAATCTCAAGATCATATTATAAAAACGATACGAATAGGAGATATAAAGACATAAAAATATGGAACGAACAAAAGGTGTAAAAAAAGAAAAGATTCCAATACAGGTTTATGCAGAGTTAGCTTCTCGTATGGGGTTAGCATCAAAACTTGGATTTCAATTTGATGGTGATAGGGATATATATCAGGCTTTAGGTTATCCAACAGGAGAACTTAAATTTGATGATTTCTTTGCAAGGTATGTTCGTCAGGATATTGCTAAAGCTATTATTGATCGTCCTGTATCAGCTACATGGCAAGGACCATTGGAATTATTAGAGACAAATCAGAAAGAGAATACACCTTTTGAAAAGGCTTGGATAGATTTAAATAGGATGTTTGGAATTAAAACTCGTTTATCACGTGTTGATAGGTTGACAAGTATTGGTAGATATGGTGTGTTATTACTTGGGTTGGATGATGTTTTAAATACTGAAGGACTTGCTTCTCAGGTTAAGGGTGGTAAAAGAGCATTGAAGTATTTAAAGCCTTTTGGAGAAAAGAATGTTAGTATAACTGAATATGAAAAGGATTCAAGAAATGAGAGATATGGTTTACCGAAGTTATATGAGGTAGAAATGGCTGATGATAATGGAAATGTAAACAAAACTATAAAAGTTCATTTTTCAAGAGTTATTCATATTGTTTATGATAATTTGGAGTCAGAAGTTTTTGGTACTCCTGTATTAGAGCCTGTTTTTAATCGTTTAATGGATTTGGATAAGGTTGTTGGTGGTGATGCAGAAATGTTTTGGAAGAATGCTCGTCCAGGTTATCAGGGAAATATAGATGAAGGTTATACTATGACCAAACCGATGGAGAATGATATGATTAATCAGATAGATGAATATGAGCATGGTTTACGTAGGATGATGGTGAATGCAGGATTAAAGTGGGAAGCTTTAAAACAAGAAGTTTCTGATCCTGTAAATCATGTAGCTGTGATTCTTCAAATGATTTCTTCACAAACAGGTATTCCGGTAAGGATTTTAACAGGTAGTGAAAGAGGGGAATTAGCAAGTTCAGAAGATAGGGGGGAATGGCTTTCATATGTACAGACACGTAGAGAGGAACATTCAGAGATACGATTAGTCCGACCTGTTGTAGATAGGTTTATTGAATTAGGGATTTTACCGACTCCTAAAGACGGTTATACAGTTAAGTGGGCTGATCTATTCGCTCAGAGTGAGAAAGCTCGTGTGGAGATAGGAAAAGCACGTGCTAATGCAATTAGGGAATATACATATAGTCCTGTTGCAATGGAGATGATGCCTATTGATGCTTTCTTGGAGTTTTGTTTAGGTTTTACAAGAGATCAGATAGAGTTGGTTACTGAAATGAGAAATAATAGGGATAATGATGAGATATTTCAAATTGTAGCTCCTGCAGAAGAAGAAATTATAGAAAAGACACCAACAAAAAAGAGTACTAAAACAAAAGTAGCATAATGGAGTGTTGTGCAGAACATATAATAAATGTAAATAATAAAGTAGATCCAACAAGGACTACTACACTTAGAACAGCATTCTCAAAGGATATGAAGAGAAGGTTTGTGGAGATATGTAGAGGTATTGCTACTGCAGTATATGAAAAGGATTGTTTTGGGTTAAATGAGAATATACATACTTTACAGGTAACTCCTCCTGATTATCAAGCATTTGCTTTTTTAAGTAGTGCTGAAAAATTAGAAGCTTTTATGAAATGGCTTCAGCAACAGGTTGATAAAGGATTATTATCAGTTAGTCAGTTTATGCAGTTAGGAAGTTTCATTAATAAGTCTTGGACGGGTTTATATGTTTTAGATGCTTATAAAAGGGGTATTCTTCGTGCAAGAATGGAAATGAAGAAAGCAGGATATGATGTACCATCAATAGAAGAGACAGGTGGGATTATGATAGCTATTGGAATGCTTGATCATGTGGAGAATCTTGGTTTGCTTTATACAAGGACATTTAATGAATTAAAGGGTGTTACGAATGCAATGGATCAACAGATAAGTAGAATTCTAGCACAAGGGTTAGCAGATGGTGATAGTCCACTTTTATTAGCAAGAAAACTTGTAGCTGTTATCAATGGTCAGGGAATAGGAGATTTAGGAATTACAGATTCATTGGGGAGGTTTATTCCTACAATGCGTAGAGCAGATATGATTGCAAGAACAGAATTGATACGTAGTTTTCATATAGCGAATATTCAAGAAATGAGAAATTGGGGTGTTGAAGGAGTTTATGCAGAAGTGGAATTTCGTACAGCAGGTGATAATCGGGTGTGTTCTCGTTGTCAAGCACTTGAAGGTAAGGTATATACGTTAGATGAAGCAGAGGGTGTAATTCCAGTTCATATTGGGTGTCGTTGTATGATGCTTCCACAGTTAATAAAGAAAACTAAAAATTAGAAATTATGTTCACAGAGAAAGATGCAGAATCTAATAAAAAAGGTTTGACAGACAAGAAACAAAAGCAATGGTCACGCATAGCTAATTCTGTACTTAAAAAAGGAATTAAGAAAGGGTTGACTGAAGAAGAAGCAGAGACTTCAGCTATCACACAAGCAAATGGGGTGGTTATGAATGTTAACACAAAAAATGCTCAGTATTCGTCTTATCAGAGTAAGCAGATACTTAGTTATGATACGAAACTTGTTGTTCATCAGGAGAAAGCTCATTTGGTAGTTCCTGTTGTGATGATGGTGGAGGGTGTTCATAGTGGTAGTAGGGGTGCAATGCTTCATACAATGGGAGAGCTTGGTAAGTTTCCTGATTCTTGGAATGGTCGTCCTGTTATTATTCATCATCCTCAAATTAATGGTGAGTTTGTTTCTGCTAATCGTCCTGATATTGTAGATAAAGAAGTTATAGGTAGTGTGTATAATACTGATATAGATGGTTCTAAGTTAACAGGAGAAATATGGATTGATGAGGATAAATTGAATTCTCTTGCTCCTGCAGTATTAGAGTCTATTAATAATAGTGAGGAGATGGAAGTAAGTCTTGGAATGTTTACAGAGGAAGAAGAAGTTGAGGGGACTTGGAATACAGAAAAATATACAGTGATAGCACATAATCATAGACCTGATCATTTAGCATTACTTCCAGATCAGATAGGAGCTTGTTCATGTGAAGATGGTTGTGGAATAGGAGCAAACAAAAACAATGAAGATATGGAAATAGGAGAATTAATTAAGCAAGTGTGTGTTGCTGGGTTTGCAGTTAATCCGATAGGAAATAATGCAGATCAGGGTTATCAGGAAAAAATGGATTTGGTTTATTCTAAATTACGTTCATTGGAAACTGATAAGGTATATTGTTATTTAGAAGAAATGTATGATGATTATTTGATCTACGCTAAGAGTGGTGATAATAATCGTGTAATGTATAAGCAATCTTATAAAATCGAAAGCGGGAAAATCGAGTTTGTAGGGGAGCCTATTGAGGTCCGCAAGAAAGTGGATTATGTAGTAAACGCTGTGGAGCGTACAAATTTTAGTATTAATAATAAAAAGGAGGACAACAAGATGTCAAAAGTTAAAGATTGCCCTGAATGCCTTGAGAAAATAGATACTTTGATTGCGAATGAGCAGTCAGGTTTTACTGAGGAAAACAGGGAATGGTTGTTGGATCAGGAGGTTTCTATTTTTGAGAAACTTGAACCAGTGGTCATAGAAAAGGAAAAGGTTGTTGAAAAAACAATTGAAGTGAATAAACTTTCTACTGACGATCAGGCTGCACTTGCTTTTGGTAAGAAGCAGATGAAAGAAAGAAGGGAAACTATGCACAAAGGGATTCAGGCTAATACTGCTGAAGGTATATGGACTGATGAAGTATTGAAAGTGATGAGTGAAGATAATCTGGAAAGATTGTTTAATTCTGTTAAAAAGGAAGAAACTCCTGATTATTCATTGAATGGAAATACTCAATTGAGTGCAAATTCTGATGAAGAAGAGGGACTTTATCCTGTAGGAATTAATTTTGAAGAAACTAAAAAATAGGAGGATAAGAGATGGCTTATAATACAATTAAAGTTAAGAAGTATTCTGATGTAATTGAAGAATACGAAGCTGCTGCTGCTATTACTCCAGGGATGCTTGTAGAAGCTACTGCTGGTGCAGCAACGATAAGAGCGCATTCTACTGATGGTGGTAATGCAATCCCTATGTTTGCTTTGGAAGATGCGATGCAAGGGAATGGAATAGATGATGATTATGCTGCTGCTGATCGTGTTCAGGTTTGGATAGCAGGTAGAGGTGATATGGTAAATGCACTTTTGAGAGATGAAGAGAATGTGGCTATTGGAGATTTTTTGATTTCTGATGGTGTAGGTCGTTTAAGAGAATACACTGCAGAGTATGGTGATTCTTCTGTTGATATAGCACCTTTACAAATTGTAGCGGTTGCTCTTGAAGCAGTTGATTTGTCAGTACTTCCAGAAGGATCTGAATCGAGTGCAGGTGGGGATTATTATAATCCTAGAATTTTGGTAAGAATTGTTTAATAAATAAAAGGAGGAAAAGAAAATGCCAGATATTAATGTGGATTTTTTAGGAAAAAATGGTGGGACAGGTGACATGGCTGCAAGATTTGCAGCTAATGGTTCATTGAATCTTGCGCAAATGCGTCCTTGGGTTAGTGAGAAATCAGGACGTACTTTTATGACTGTCCATACAGGTGGTGCAGTAAATGAAAAGAAAAATTGGAAACAGGTTCCAATGAATACTAATGGAACATTACGAAGAGATGAGTGGAAACAGCTTGATGAGGCTTTAATAGAGCTTAATCGTTATAGGTTAGGGGGAATAGAAGATTTAATTTCTCATAATTTAACATTCAATCTTGGAAATGGGATGGCTACTACTGTACTTGAACATCATAGTGTAGGAGATGCTTTCACTGCTGAGTTAACGATGGATGGTGTTACAAGAGCAAAAGGAGATCGACCAACATTTGAGACTCATTATTTACCTATCCCAATAATTCATGTGGATTATGAAATAAATACAAGGGAACTTGAGTCTTCTCGTAAATTGGGAAATCCTGTAGATGTAACATCTGCTTCTATTGCAGGACGTAAAGTAAAGGAGAAACTTGAGAATATGTTGTTTACTGATGATAATAATTTTTCTTATGGTGGAGGAACTATTTATAGTTATGTTACTCATCCTGATATTAATACAGTTGATTTAGCTACTAATTGGGATGCTGCTGCAATGACTGCTGCTGGTATTCTTGAGGATATTAAGAGTGTTAAGCAAGCTTCTATTGGTGCTTATCATTATGGTCCTTGGATGCTTTATATTCCAACAGCTTATGAAACAGTTCTTGATGATGATTATGATCCCACAACTCCGGGAACAACTATTCGTGAGAGAATTTTGAAAGTTGCAGGTATTAGTGGAATTAAAGTTGTTGATACTTTAACAGCAAACAATGTTCTTTTAGTGCAGATGACACCTGATGTTGTAAGACTTGTTCAGGGAATGGGGATACAGAATGTTCAGGAGAAATCAGAATTTGGATTTATTAATAAATTTAAAGTTTTGACAATTCAAGTTCCTCAGATCCGTTCAGATCAGGATGGTAATTGTGGTGTTACATTGTTAGCATAAATATCAGTGTCTAATCAAGACATTATTTTTTTAAATTAAAAAGTTTAATCATGGAACGTACAAAAGTAACAGCAACAAAAATAAAAGAAGTAACAGGAGATAATGTAATAACTTGGAGAAAGATAGGTAGAGGTTCTTTACGTTTTAAAGGAAGAATCATCAAACCAGGGGAAAATTTTAAAGCTTCACCAAGTGAATTGTCGGCATCTTTAAGAAGGTTTTTAATACCTTTAGGAGATGTTGTTGAAAAGACAATTGAACCTGTAAAACCTGATAAGAAGGTAGAACCTTCAGAATACAAAATAATTCCACGTGGAAAAGGATTTGCTTGGTTTGATGTGGTAAATACACAAATAGTAACTGATGAATTTCCACAAGGAAAAGTCTTAAATGAGAAATCACTTACAAAAGCAAAGGCTGAACAGTTTGTTGCTAATTTGACAGCAAAATGATTTGGGAGGTTCCTCGAATATGGGAGGGAGGAGATGTGTGGATTATAGGAGGAGGACCTTCTATTTCAAAAGTATTTAATGTTCCTGATAAAGTTGTAAGGGATGTTGTAGAAAGAAAAGCTCCTCCTGACACATACTCAAAATATATGCAATGTATTCACAATAAACATGTGATAGGAGTTAATGTTGCATACTTACTTGGAAATTGGCTTGATATGGTGTTCTTTGGTGATAGTGCTTTCTTTTTGAAACACATGAATGGATTGGCTGAGTTTAGAGGTTTAAAAGTTTCTTGTGCATCCAATGCTGGGAAATATTCATGGGTTAAGCATACACCTAGAGATGGTAAACATAATAAAGGGATTACATCACATTTACAAATGGTAAGTTGGAATGGTAATAGTGGAGCAGCAACAATAAGTATTGCAGCTCATACAGGAGCAAAGAGGATTATTTTATTAGGATTTGATATGGCTCTTGGAGATATTAAAAATCAGCATTGGCATGATGTTTATGAGAGGGGACCTGCTGTAACTGAGAAGAGATTAAAGAAATTACCTTTTAACAGACATTTAAAAGGGTTTGCAGAGATTAAAAAGGATGCTGATAAGATGGGAATTGAAATTTTGAATTGCTCACCAAATAGTACGATAACAGTATTTAGGAAGGTTTCATTAAAAGAAGTATTAGATTGAATATAAATAATCTTAATAATACGGAAGATGATAATAACAATAGAATAATAAAATAGGAGGTAATTATGAAATTTTCAGGAAGAAGTTATATGCAACCTACACCTAGGAATCTTAGGCATCTTGGGGATGCTCTGTTGGGAGTTTCTGCAACTATAACAGGAGCAGCAATAGCTGGTGGAAATGATGTGTTAGCATATATTAGTTTAGGAATAGGTGTGTTAGGTAAGTTTTTAACAAATTTTTTTGCAGATTAAATAAAGATTATGAATGTTGTTAAAATAATAGGAGGTTTAGGTAATCAATTGTTTCAATATGCTTTTGGAACGGTTTTACAAAAATATGGAAAGGATGTAAAGTATGATATGTCTTGGACTGAAACAAAAGACAGACACAATTCAAAGTTTCCAAGATTATTTAGACTTCCAATGTTTCAGTTACAACATTTGAATCTTGGGAAGTGTATACAGGAAAATCCTACAATAAATGAATGTAAAGTAGGTTATAGTACGATATTGTTTAAGATGCAGAATGAAAATAATTTTGAAGGGTATTGGCAATATTATTCTTATTATAAAGATATTATTCCTCAATTACAAGCAGAGTTTCAGTTAAAGACAGAAGTTTATACAGAGGAGTTTTTGAAGTATGCTGAAATGATATGGAATACAGAATCAATTTCACTTCATGTAAGGAGAGGGGATTATCAATTACATCGTAAAGGATCTTTTCATGATCTTAAAGCAGCTTATTATTTTGATGCTCTTACAAGGGTAAATCATATAAAAGGTGATTTATTTATTTTTAGTGATGATATTCCATGGTGCAAACAAACATTTGATCAGGATTTCTTTTCAAGAAAATTAATTTTTGTAGATATAGATGATTATTTAGCATTCGAGTTACAACGGATGTGTAAGCATAACATTATTACAAATAGTACTTTTAGTTGGTGGGCTGCAGTGCTTAATAACAATCCAGATAAAGTAGTTGTTTGTCCTCATAGGTATCTTGGTGATAAAGAAGAAGATTCAAATAATTTAAGACTTCCACAAGAGTGGATTAAAGTAAACGACCATGCTATTCGATAGTTTTGAAAAACATATAAAATTTGTAAAGGGAGCTATTTACGTTGGAGGACATGAAGGTCAGGAACGTGATTGGTATAGAAAACATAGTTTCTCTCCGGTGATATGGTTTGAGCCTAATAAGAAGTTATTTCAAAAGTTAGAAAAGAATATAGAAGGTTATGAAAATCATGTAGCTTTTAATTTAGGGGTTCATGATATATTAGATGAAGCTGTATTGCATATAGCTAGTAATGGAGGACAAAGCTCTTCTATATTGGAGTTAGGGTTACATTCCATATACCATCCAAAAGTTAAATATATCAAGGATGAAGTTATACTATTAACAAGAATAGATGAGTTTTTTAAAGAAGGTGATTTGGATATAAATGATTATAATTTATTAAATGTTGATGTTTAGGGAGTTGAGTTAAATGTTATTAAGAGTTTTGGAGATTTAATTGGAGAGTTGGATTATGTATATGCAGAGGTGAATGAAGCAGAGTTATATAAAGGGTGTGCTTTAGTATCTGTTATTGATGATTATTTAGAAGCTTATGGATTTTGTAGAAAGGCAACGCACATGACAAAATATCAATGGGGGGATGCTTTTTATATTAAAAAGGAATTACTATGAAACATGAATTTAGACCATATATAAATCCTGTATTTATTGAAACAGGTTCTTACATAGGAGATGGTATACGTGCTGCTCTTGGAGCAGGGTTTCCTCAAATAATTTCAATAGAGGTTAATGATTTCTTTTATCAGATATGTAAAAATGCTTTTGTAGAGAGTACAAATGTTGAATTATGTTTTGGAGATTCTATTAAAGTACTTTCAAGGGTACTAGAAAATATTAATGAGAGGTGTACTTTTTGGTTAGATGGTCATTATATGAGTGATCCACATACACTTGGAGGTGTGATGCCTGTACCTTTGATGGAAGAGTTAAAGATTATAGCAGCACATCCTATAAAGAATCATACAATTTTAATAGATGATATTAGGTTATTACGTGATCATGATGCAGAGTGGAAAGATTTACCATATAGTGTGTGTGATGTAGAAAAGTTTATATATGCTATAAATCCTGATTATAAAATAACATATGGTTTTGGAGTTGTAGAAGATGATATTTTAATAGCACAAGTATAATGGTTGGATATGTAATAAATTTGGATAGTAGACAGGACAGGTTGAAACTTTTTCGGGAACAAGAGTTTCCTTTTGAGGTGAAAAGAGTTTCAGGTGTTGTAGCTTCTTGTGGGGAGGATGGTTGTACAGCATCTCATTTAAGCATACTTAAAGAGCAGACTAAATTTCCATTTGTAATATTTGAAGATGATTGTAAGATGTTATATCCTTGGAGTATGGTTGAAATGATTATGAAGCAGTTACCTAGAGATTGGGATGGTTTATGGTTGGGGGGAAATGTTAAGAAAAAGTTACCTAAATATTCTGAAAATTTATACAGTTTGAAAAATACTTTTGCTTTACATGCTGTTATTTATAATACAAAATTGATGGTAAATTATATTGTAAAGAAACATAGAACAATTCCTGGTAATAATTTGGATATTTTTTATAGATTAAATGTTGAAAGAAAACACAGATGTTTTATAACTTATCCAATGATAGCTACACAACGATCTGATGTATCTGATATTGGAGGTAATATAACAGATCATGAAGAGATAATGTTAAAAAATTATATTAAAAATGTACATGAATGATTTACACTGAAGAAACATATGATACAATGATTCGTAGATCCTACGATTATAGTCAGGAGAAACAAGATACTTGTCCTAATTGGAAAGTATTACGTACTTTGTATGAAAAGAATTATATGTTTCAAGCTTCTCTTCCAAATATTCCCATACAGAAAATTCCAAAAAAGGTACATCAGATATGGTTAGGTAGTTCTTTTCCTGAACAATATTCTGTATGGGCTAATAGTTGGAAAAAGTTTAATCCTGATTGGGAATATAAACTTTGGACAGATGATAATGTTGGAGATGTATATTTAACAAGGGAACAAAAGCAAATTTTTCATAGGATAAAACATATTGCTCAGAAATCAGATTATTTAAGGTATCATATTCTTAATCAGTTTGGAGGTTTATATGTGGATACTGATTTTGAGTGTTTAAAAAGTTTTGATGATTTGCTATTTCTTGATTTCTTTACAGGTATAGGTTATCCTGCAGACATGGAACTTTGTATAGGGTTAATAGCAAGTATTCCAGAGCATCCTATATTAAAGAATGTTATTAAAGGGATGGTTAACATACCTAATGGGAGTGGATGGAGAAAAGTGTTTAATAGTACAGGTACTTTTTATTTTACTCGTAAGTTTTTTGAAATAGTTAATGAGAATACAAAAGGAGTCGTAGCTTTTCCAATGGATTTCTTTTATCCTTTTCCAAACAATTTTAGAAAAAAAGGGCAACCTTATAAATATGTAAAACCATGTTCGTATGCAATTCATCATTGGGAAGTTAGTTGGGCTAAAAAATAAAAAAGATGAGAAAGTATTTAAAAATATGTAAGGAAGCTGTCAAGAATGATATTATCTTCAATAATTTTAGAAGTTATGGTCCTTATATAAATGTTGTGGAATCTTGTAGTGAAGATTATGGTCAGGAATATTTGGATTGGATTAAGAAAGAAACATCTTATATTTTGGATTATATAGATATAATAGGTGCAAATGATATTATAGGTAATCCAAAATTATTTTCATATAAAGGATTAAAAAAAGATATTTCTCCAACAACATTAAGATATGTGAAAGTGTTTGCAGAGTTAATTAAAGTGTTTGATTCTTTAGATGATTTAGATATAGTAGAGATTGGTGGTGGTTATGGTGGATTATGTAAAATGATATATAAT